CTCAGAGATACGAAGTGGAGCCGGTGCGTCAGAGTCTACTTGGAGACCGGGTGGGGTCGCGGGCTTGCGGAGCTTACCGTACAGAAACGTACCAGCTCCGGTCAAACCGCCGAACAGAAGGAGGAAGGCCCCTGCAATTTGAATCGTGCTCAATTCACACCCCCGGTGCCATGAAACCAACTCGGGCGTATTCCAGCACCGCGTTGACAACGTAGCGGATGAGCTTTGCCTCAACGAAGTCGGGCAGGAGTTTGCTCATGTTGATTCGCTTGCAGAGGTCAACCACGATTACGTCTTCGTGGACCTTCAGCTCCTCAACGGTCAATCCGTCAGCGGCACTGGCCATGAACTGAGCGACCCAGGGCGGGAGGTGGCTGTCGATCAGGACAACCAACTTCTCAATAACCAAACCCTCGATAGCCTCGCTAACGAACGGGATGTCCGTTGCGTCGTTCAGCTTCTTCGTGACGTCTCGTACAACAGCACCTGTCAACATGATTTTCCTCCTACGCGGTGTTTTCCTATACCGGAAAATTCTCAACTTCAGGAAAAGATTAACGTAACCCCATGAGCTTGTCAATCAGGGCTTTACGAGAATCTTTTTTCGGTGTTCCTTTGGTGGTTTTCTCGGAGTCCCGGTCCAACTTTTTCTGGATAGCCAGTGCCTTCTCGATCTGGGCGAGCTGTACTGCGGTCTCCTCGTCGCCCTGAGCCAACGCGAACTCTCTCAACTTGTCGGCTCCACTAACGATCGTAAGTGGGCGGGCACCCAGCTTGATCTGCAGGGCGTTCAGCCGGTCACGCAGGTCTCGGGTGATCTGCTCTTTCTCGATGGTCTCCATGCGGAACCCCGACACAAGCCGGGCTACCTTCTCACCGGGACTCAGCCGTTTGTCCGTGGCAATCTTTGTACTTGATAGCAAGCGGGAGATAGGACTCATCGCTGCTACTGACTCGGCAATCGGACCACCAACCGGGATCGGCCGACCTGAAGCATCACCGCTCTGTAGTCCAAGGTTAGCTGCGATACGTCCCATCGTTGGGTCGAGGTCGTCAAGTCTTCTACCACCCATCGGCCCTTGGCTGAACAGAGACGTGTTGGTGCTGTACTCGATCAGCCACTTCATTGCCGGGTTGGACGAGCTGAGGGCGTGCTGCATCAAACCTCGCAGGTCACCCTGCAAAGCATTGCCTGCGTACTTGATCGCGTCTTCGTGCATGAGCCCGAGAGACGTCAGATATTTGAGCTGACCTTCGTCTGTCTCGCCAAGAGGGATAGCCGCTGAGTCGAGGTACTGGTACGGAACGTAGTCATCCTCACCACCCTGACCGAGTCTTGTTGCTCGGATGGTCATCCCAAGTTTACCACCGGGGTTAGCCATCATCTCTGTGATGAAGAGGGGAAGACTCTGCCGGATGAAGGAGTAGTACGGTACCGCCGACTTCATGAACTTGTGTTCGAAGCGTGTGAAGTTCTTCGGGTCCGCGTTCAACAAGATCCTGTCCGCGTCGGCCAATGCCTGAGCCACCGACCCGGTCTTCTTCAACCGGTCGAGAACAAAAGTTGTACGTACCGTTGTGTCGATCATCCCCCGGAACCCATTCATCATGTTGACGAGGGGGTTCTTACCTTCAGACCGCTGAACTTGCCGACCGAGTTCATCCGTGGTCCACGTACCTTGTACTCGTGGGTCCAAGGCTTGCCAAGGCTTCTGCACTGTTCGTTTAAGACCGGCAAGAGCCTCGCCCGGCTGGCTGCCTGCTCGGTTACGCAGTAGTGCCATTGACGAGTCGGCTTCAGCCAGCCGGAACGCATCGGCTGTGATGATGTCCGGGTTCGGTGAACCGTGCATGTGGTGTGCGTTCCACATGTTCTGGAATACCTGGCCTCTTGTCTCAGCGGTAGACGCAATTCCTTTCGCCGCAAGGTACCGCTCGATGTCTGCGATACCTTCGCCGGGGTCTATCGCCATGCCCTTGGTGAATGACGTTGCGGCCTTCCAGTGTCGGGTCAAAGCCATCGGGTTCATGTCACCCATGATGACACCGTTGAAGAACGATGACATGCCGTCTCGTACGCCGGTAGCGAACGACGTGCTAAGCTGACCGGCCTTCGTTGCAGCCATCAGGTTCTGTGCCCACCGGAAAGGACCTTCCAGCTCCGGCATCATCGACATGCCCGCCCCTTCGTTGAGGGTCTTCATCTGTCCCCAAGTGTCAGACATAAGGCGTAGCGATTTGATTTCGTTGATCTGCTTGGCCAGCTCATCAGCGTCAACCATCTTGGCGGACTTAGCAGCGGCCTTCAGGTTAGCCACCTCAGCATCAGTGAGTCCGCCAGCCTCCAGCTTAGCGATCAAGGCGTCCGCCGTGTTGGTGGACTTCATCGACTTGTTTCTGATCAGGTACTGTCGTACCGACTCGATGAACCGTGTGTCGCTGATCCCGTCCCCGAAGAACTTGTCCTCAATCGCCTGCTCAAACGTCATACCACGTTTGTTGGCGAGGTCGTACTCGACGTCAACATTACCTCGGGGGCTACGTGTGCCGAAAGCGTCTGGGTTCGTACGTGCGTCGACTACGGCCTTACCGATGAAGTCCCGCTGTGACTGTAGCAAACTCTTGAACGCTGTGTTCTTCCGTAAGTACTCCAAGTTGCTGGATACAGACGAACCCTCGTACATGTTGTTGAACCGACGTTCGATGTTCTGAGAGATATCCTCAGCCAGCCCTCGGTGCCGGTCTACCAGTTCGATTGACATGTCCTGGTTAATCTTGGCAGCTTCACGGGCCGCGTCGTCTTGGATCACATCCGCCTTGTCCGCGATCTCTCCCCGGATCTGGTTGAGTCGGGTTCGCTGAGCTGGTGTAAACATCAACGCCTGCAGGCTGTCCTCATCCAACCGCAGCAGGGCTTCCTGTGCGGACTGGGGTTTAACAAAGTCTACCCCTTCGCTGAGTTCCTCGAACGTCTTGTGCCACTGCTTCAGTCCTGCCTTGCGGGAGAAGTCCCCGGCAGCATTCATCGCCGTAATCTCACCCACATCTGTACCGTCGACCTTGTCGATCTTTGGCATCCATCGGTCTACCTTGTCCGAGTAGTTCCGAGTGATGGCACCATGCACAGCGTCAGTGATAGCCTCAGCCTGGAGTAGCGGGCTCTTGACCAGCATATCATCGAGTTTGCTAAGCAGTTGTTTGTGCCGCATTTCGATCTGGTGCCGTTGAGTCGGCTTGAGCATTAACAGCTCGGCCTTCTTACCCTTGTCCTGCTTGATACCGATGTAGAGTTCTTTGCCATCCTGAACGTGGGCGATAGCCTGATCGTACTCGTTGCGGAAGGTAAACATCTTGCGGATGTTTGGGTCGAGGATGTTGTTGCTGTCAACGAACGTCAGGTTCGCTGGGTCGAGGTTAAGTACCCGCTCCGTACCGTCAGCGTTCGGGGTGTAGCTCGTGTAAGACTTCCACCACCCGCGACCGGGTTGTACCCCCGGCATGTCGCCCTGCTTGACCTGAGACGCAAGGTGGTCGACGTACGCATTGAACCGAGCAATGAACTCGTCCTTGGGCATGAACTTGTCGAACGACGTGTACGTATCCTCGGCCTTGAAGATGTCTCGCACCAACCGTTCGGTGCCGTCAGGGTTCAACCCGTCCGGAACATATCGGTGTGGTTTGAGAGCGTCGGCAATGTCCTGAGCTGCACTGACCCGGACCCTACCGGCCGCACCAGTCTTGGCAAGATGCTGAGCCACGTCGTGTAGGGCGTCTGGAAGTAGGCTCGTGTCCGACAGTCTACTGGCGTCGATGTCGGCTACGCCGTCCAGTACGTTAGCCCGTATTTCTCCGACAACAGCTCCATCTCTAGCAACCGTGTATACCCCCGGCTGTGTGCTGTACGCTCGGGTGTCTGTCGCGTTGACTGGACGCATCTGCTGCATCTCTTTGAAGACGTCCTCCGGAGTCTTACCAAGGGCCTCAGCGAACTCCTGGATGTGCCGCATACCAACGTAGTTCGGTATGTAGTTGGGGCCATCGTCGGCACCAACTCCAGTAGCCAGATCGTTGATGCTACGTACGAGGTTCTGCCACTTGTTGTCACGGTACAAGTCCGTGACTCCAGTCGTACCATCCTTAAATGCCTTGTACAGCATCTCACGACCACCAGTTGCCTGCAACGTCGACGCAAGACTGGCGTACTTGTTTCTCACCCAGGAGTGATGGGCCAGTCCGCCGATCTGTTCAGCTCGGGCGAGGTCAACACCTTTACGACGGTGAGTGAAGTCGATGTACGGGTCCATCAGGTCCCCGATGTTACCACCGAGTTCATGTACCTCATCCTTCAGCGTATCGCGGAACCCCTTCATCTGCAGCATGACGTCCTGGACTTCTTGTGGGATCTCCACACCCTGACTCAGCCACTGCTTCTTTGGATCAAAGTCGAAGTCGTTGTAGATGGTATCGTCGTTGACCAGCTTGACCTTCGTGCCAGTGGACGACCGGTCGATCCACTCAACCTCCTTAAACCCGTCTGAACCCGCCGGGGTGACGAGGTCTCCCTGCTTCATACCAGCATTGGCCGGGTCGTACGTGCCTTCCCAGAACCGGGTGAGTTGATCTTCCCGAGCCCGTGTCACGAGGGGTGAATCATCGGCCAACCAGTTAGCCGGATCGGTCATGTCAAGATCGTTGTTCCGGTTCAGGTTGAACCCGCTCCGGTTGGCGGTCTCAACGATGTCAATGCTCATCGTGTTGGCCAATTCCCGGGCCGCGTCTGCTGTGACGGTAGCCCGTTCTTTGATACCTTGAGCGTACACATCGGTGACGCCACCGCTCGGTGCGTTGAACAATGCCTTGACACCACGGTTGGCGTTCTTAGCCCAACCAGTAACCCGGTCCTTCGTGACCTGCCCGATCTTACCCGGCAGCTTGTCGAAGACGTTGACAGCTCCGTTGGCCAAACCTTTCACAAGGGGGTGAGCCCGGTCAACCAGGCTGGCCGCACCGGTAGCCATCTTCGTGCCCTTGGTCAACGGGCCGAATGGGTCAAGCAGTACCTCAGTGGCGAAACCAGCGAGGTCGCGTAGACCTTCACCGGGGTCTGACAACCAACCGGACATGCCAGTCTCACGGTTGGCTCTCATGCCGTACTTCTCAAGCAGTTGTCTGCCCGATGTGCGGTTCTTGTCCGTAAGAGGGGACATCCACTGGTCGAACGGGTTCTGCCCGGCGAGGATGTCTCGGATCGACGAGCCCGGTAGGTCGAGGAAGTTACCTACGGACGCGACGGCCCCGAGACTAGCCCCACCCACCGCACTCAACGTATCCATCAGTCCTATGTCTTCGGACTGTGGCTGCTGAGTTTGCTGAGGCTGGAGCTGGTTCTGCGGTACAGCGTTGAGGAGCTGGGAGATGGTAGGCATATTATGGCTTCATTGGGTTTCTAGGAAACTCAGTTCCCCCGATTGATGGGGCGTCCTCACCAACGCTCGACCACATGCTGGTGTCCGGTCGAATGTGTCCTTTGAACTTCGCCCACCAACTCCTCAACTGCTGTGGGGTCGGTGTTGCCATACCTGCAAGTTCTTTGTACATCGGACCGAATGTTTCAGTGTGTGCCGCGTCCGCCCCGGATAGCCCTTCAAACCCGTACGTCATGTCGAACGGGTCGTAGCTTGACGTACCGTGGCCAGCCTGCATAGCTACGGCAGCAGCGTGAAGGCTCTGGAGTTCGTTATCGCCAAGGTCCTTCCCGTCCTGAACCATCTGCTGGATTCCAAAGTGGACGCCTTGGATGTTGTCCGGGGATTCGGCAAGACCCGCAGCAAACATTGGGTCCGGTGGTATGGCGGCACCGTCCGGTGTCTTTCCGCCTTCGGCCATCACCTTCAACGTGTCTCGTGCGGCTTGACTACTTTGCGGTGTCACGACCCCACCCGGCCGAAACCTATCAGTCGCTGCAGACATCGGGTTCTCTGGGGCCGGGGCTTTGCTACTCTGCGGGGGCATCATGTTCGGGTACAAACTTCCGGCCATAGAGGTGCCGCCCGTTATCGGGTTACCCGATCGGCGTAGAGCTTTTTCAGCCCGTAGCTGCATCCGGTAGTTAGCTTCCATTGGGCTCAGCCTGCCCTCTCGGACGGCCTTCATCGTCAAAGCGTTATTGCCATTGCTGCTACCTGTCATCCGGTCGTATTGCTTGTAGCTCATACCACCGTTGGCGTCCTTAAAGGCTTGGTGCTTGGCGGCCCGTGCTGCGGCTTGTGCGTCGGCAGCAGCACGGCGTTTCAGCTCAGCCTCAGGTACGTTCAGGTTGTTACGGTCTCGCAACGCTTCACGTTCGGCCTTGCCTGCTGTCTGTGCTTGGCGAGCAGACTCCTGCGTACCAGTGAAGTACACGACCTTACCGTCGGCTGTACGTACAGCCCGGCCTTCTGCGAGGGCGGTAGCATCCGCGTCCAGCCCGGCTCCATACGCCCCTCCGAACCTGCCACGACCGTTAGTCGGATCGGCTGCAGCACCCCCTTCAGCGAGTCGCTGGGCGTTCGCCTGAGAAGAGGCGATGTTTCTCTCAGCAGAGGCTCGGTTCGGATCAGCAACATACCCTACGTTGCCGTTGTACCCAGCCACTGTTGGGGCAGTTACCCCGTTAAGGTCCTCCGGCTGGATCTTCCGGAAGTTCTTCGTAGCCCCACCAGACGAAGTAGCTCCCGGCTCAAGCATGATGTCCTCCTGCCGGTTGCCCCGATCAATCTCGGCTTGCAGAGCAGCGATATGGGGGTCGCCGCCGGGTATCGGTCGCATCGGGTTGCCAGTGCTGGGCGTGTTCGGCCCGTCGTACGTGTACAGTGGGTTGTTGGCACCCGGGGCCGCGTACCCCTGGGCTCCACCGTACATCGGCTGACGTCTAGGACCCCCGCTCGGTTGCAGCATCTGAGACAGGCTACCGCCGATGCTGGTAACCAACCCGTTCAACCCCTGTCCGACGCTGTTGATGAACCCGCGTAGACCGGGGGACCCCTGGATTGCTGCATTCTGGCCGGGAGCTGCGAACCCCGCCCGTTGAGCAGGAGGCACCTGCGGAACACCCGGACGGTCTCGGTGGTACTGCTCGATGTTGTCCTGAGCGAAGTTAAGCCCGTCACTCATCGCCCCCAAACCTCGACCGATGAGGCCAGGTATTGGAGACGTTCCGCCGATAGGTTGACCGTTAGCCCCGGGAGCCGCGTAACTCTGCTGACCACCGTACATCGGGTTGGTACGGTCCTGCCTGATAGCGTCCAACGCGGCTGCTGCCCGGTCTAGTACATCCTGGTTCTGAGGGTTAAACGACTGTGCCTGTGGCTGGTTGGCGGCGTACTGCATCCCGTTGTACCCTTCGGGGTACGGGTTACCGTTTTCATCAAGGTCGTCCACGCCCTTGATGAAGTCTAAGGTGTTGGGGTCCTGGCCGTGATCTATCCGCCACTGCTGCTGGAAGGTGGGTGGTGGAGGTGGCACGTAGTCAGGGTGCCCCGGGTAGTACCTCATAGCCTTGTGCATGGCTGGCCGGGCCGGTGCCGTTGGTGCTGTTGACCGGGGGGTCAAGGTACGTCGCTTCCGAAATATGTCTGCCATGATTCTCTCCGTCAGGAAAATGTTGAGCCGGGATTGTATCGGGCTTGACAAGGGCTGTCTAGTGGAAACATGGCGACCCTGCCCCGATCGGGGCAGGGCCTTCCCAGGCCACGTTGTGGGGTCCAGCTATTTATCCACCGGACACCCGACCGTAACTATGCTTTCAGTGTGTATCAAGACTGGCACGGAATTCGCCGGACCCGTATCCCAACTCAACTCCGTAGTATTCGATCAGGAAGTCCCGGCCCAGTTCCCACTCGCTGCGGCTCCACCCCAACGGGTGCTTCTCGTGGTAGAATAGTGGGGACTTTATCCAGTGGAACGGGGTGTTGGCCAACTTGAAATGTAGCGGGAGCCAGTAATCCCAAGCTGGCTTTCCGATCCCGAATGGTGCGTCGGGGACAGTCCTTGCCAGTTCAGGAGTCATCAGGAAGACGTCCAACCCGGATGGTTCTCGAACAGCCTGGACTCTTCGGCCTGCGTAATAGTTGTGCCGGATACCGATCGTCAGGGAGTCCGAGTGATCCATCGCCCTGTCTATCAGGCTGGCGTTTCCATCAATCTCGATGTCCGAGTTGATCAGCATGAACTGGTGGCCGGTGTCTATCCCGGCTTGTATCAGTGACGACACGAACTGCGTCTTGCGGTCGTATATCGTCGTCATGTCATCGCATGGTGCCGTAGTAACTCCTGCTGGGAGATCCATGCCGTCGAGTTCTTCCGTAGTGTTCACGACGACCACGTTGAGACCGATCTGTAGCCAGGATCGTAGACACAGGAGTTGACGTTCGGCTCGTGCTGGGTTCGGGTTCATCGACGTAACTGCCGAACAATACCCTGAGAGCTTCTGCGGACTGCGAGATCCTGGGTTCTTCTGAGCCTTGGCGTCGTCGATAGCACCATCCAACAACCAGTTGGCCCCCACAGCCAGCACGTCGTCAGGGGTATTCTTGAGTACCGTCTTGAAGATAAACGACCCGTCAGCCACTGCAGACATGAGAACGTCTCTGTTGGCCACAAGAGCCGATACGATCTCGGGTCGGTTCCGTTCACAACCTCTGACCCCCCAGCTATTCATTTTTGACTTCAGAGTACTGCAGCCGCACCCCTTTGAGGACTTGACTTTGATCAAACCTTCGATGCGTGCTTCCAGGCAGTCCCCCACCGGTTCCTTCGGGAGGACTGCAGGTCTTGCTTGGCGAGTTGGTTTGTCGGGGGGAGTCTTCTCGACCGTAGGGTCAAGCAACCGGTCGACGCGGTTCTTGTTGACCTTACAGATCATCTGAAGCGTTGGCTTCATCGCGAGGTTTCGTACTGTGCAAAACCCGGATGCCTCGCATTGACACTTATCCACGGGGGAATTCCTTCTCTACCTGGGCGTTGAGGTCTTCCTCCCAGTGGTCCACCGATGCTTCGCCCACAGCCTCAGCGAAAACCCGGAAGTAATGAATACCGAACTGTGCTACGACCGGTAGCAGCAAAACAATCAGTAACCTTCTCATCAGCAGTTGTCCTCCAACTCATAGATCATGACATCACTGACCTGATACCCCCATACGTTACCTTCAGTGAAACCGCCGATCACGTCTAAGACGGCGGGGCAGTCACAAGTGAGAATGGTGTAAGGAACCACTTGCCAGGTAGGATAAGCATCATCGTTTACCCATCGGTAATATATACAATACTGGCAACCAGTACATTCGCAAACCAAAATTACCTCCAGCGTGTCTGCTCGTGTGCCACCCATTGGGATTGGGAACGTCCCGGACACGCTGCCTCGGTAGCCGGGGAACGGGTTAGGTGACCAAGGGGAACATGATATCGTTGGCTCGTCGACCATGCCATACGTCAAGTCAAACGTCCTTGACGCACTGCCATGAGTTCCGTTGCCCGACGACCAAACGACACGTAGGATAGGCCCCATCGGTCGACCACAGATACAGTCGCCAATTCCATCTGGGCAGTCACACTTCTTGCAGCGGACCGTTATCTCACTGCCGTCTTCCAGGACAAGGGTAGCCTCCATGTCCGCACACCCAGGAGCGGGAATGGCGGGTTGATCATACCCATTAACTGTTGGGGTGATTACACAGGCCCCGTACTCGTCATGTCCCAGAGCAAGAGACAAATCAAAGCTACCAACAGTCCCTTCCCACACTGGAGGGTCACAAGGGTACGCGGTGTTTGCCAACGTACCTTCATACGTGTCGATGAAGTCGCTGTACCCATACGTCAACACTTCCCGTACGTCGACGCATAGCTCCTCGCATGTGCATTCACAGTCATCGCAGTAGTGTACCTTGCAGTAGCTGTAGTCGTCCGCAGAGTCACTGGAGTCTCGGCACGATTGGCCGTACTCGCATGACTTGCGGTAGACCTCGTCTTCGTCAAACGTGACAACGAACTCGCAGTCACCTAACTGGGGGATTGGTGCCTGCATCATGACAACGCGAAAGCCTATGTTGTTTGCTTTCGTTGTCTCCGCCACCGTCTGTCGACTTGCTGACCGGCACTGGGCTGCGGTAGAGTCCCAACCCCCTCCACGTATAACCTGCTCCCCCTCGACCGCGTCCAACTGGTCGTTCTGTGCCCACTCCCATACGTTACCGTGCATGTCGTATAGGTTGGAGGTGTTGGGGGACTTCAACGAAACGTCATGGGTCTCTGCCCCACTGTTATCCTCGAACCATCCGTACGTCGGCAGGTCCACAGGGTTTGCCCCGAAGGAGTACGCTGTGGTTGTACCTGCCCGGCACGCCCACTCCCACTCAGCTTCGGTTGGTAGCCGGTACGTTCTACCCATCGCTATTTCCGATGGGCGGGCCGACAGGGTCGAGCAAAACGCCAATGCGTCGGAGTAGGATACCATCTCCACCGGACGACCTGACCCGGCGAAATGACTCGGGCTTAGCCCGCGTACTGCCAAGTACTGGGCCTGCGTGACCTCTGTCGTTCCGATATTAAAAGCCTCAACCGTCTTGGAGACTTGATCCTCGTTGGACAGTCTACCTGTCTCGGACCCGGGACTCCCCATCATGTACGTACCGCCAGCGATTGGGGCGAACGACATGCCTGCTGAGTTAGCACTGAGCGGGGGAGTTACATCCGGGAGGATCTCTCGCTCCCATCTACCTATCCACGTTGCACCTGCCACGGACCCGGACCAGTACGTGCCAAAGAACGTGGCAAAACCTTTCTTGGTCTGACCGTAATCGGGGTTCCACTCAAGACAGTAGCTACACGCGATGACTGCACAGCACCCGTCCGTCTCATCGGTGCAGGAGTTTGATACCCGCTCGCTGCACTTCTTCAACGCTGTTGGTACGCCGGGTTTCCAGTACTCAGGTCCCATTACGCACACTCCGGCTGACCACAGACATTATCGACAATCCACTTAGGCTCACAGTACCCGCTCCTCGGATAGACGTACGTGGCACTCCCCTTGATCCCTCCGGATTCAAGCCAAATCTCGGTATAGTAGTTCAGGATTCCACAAATGTCTTCAACAATTATGTTCCCGTACTCATCTTCTCCGGGAATCGGTTCGTCGCAGCCGCCAGTGAAGTGGGTAACATTAACAGTAAGGGTTTTCGTGAGGTCCTCATTGCATGTTACGGAGGTGATGTCAAACCAGATCCGGTGACCGCCCCCGCCAGTCCCTCCACCCCCAACTTGGACGACAACGCCGACTCCCGCAACCGCCTGTTTCAGTACGCGGAACCCGGTGCCTTCTGACGTCATCTGCCAAGAGGCTTCTACAGGTCCCACTTCCCGGCCGACGGAAGACCCATCGAGCAGAACAGTTCTCGGGCGATTCCACACGAGGGACTCGCCACGCTTTGTGCTGGCAACGGGTACCGGGCCGTTGACGAAGAACAGCCCCGTAGTGCCGTCTGGCTTTAGGGCGTGACTGGTAGTGTCGTAGTTCGTCCGAAGTTGGATAACTCCGTACGCGGGTATCTCAGCTCCTGCGTCGTTTATCCACGGAATGACTGCCGACAGGTCAACTTGGGACCTGTTGTTAACTTGGCTTCTGTCAATCATTACCGTCCCTCAGTTTCGTCTCGTACACCTTACTCCGCTGGATATGCACCGCTGATTTCATGGCCCGAAGATGAGCCACCCTCTGTGCTCTCGACGGTACCTTCTTGTCGAACTCGAAGTTCCTCGAAGCTGTCGTACGGTTTACAGCGTGCTCGTGCTCGCCGCAAGTCATGATGTGTTTAACCTGCTGGATCGCTCCGTCACACCGTAACATCAGCTTTGGCTGGTTGTACGCGATGTACTGACTTGCCGACGTGGCGAACATGCCCGCTGCTGCGGAAGCTGCGGCCACGCCTAACGCGATGAGTGACGCAGCGTTCGTGCTGAACGCCGTTATGCCGTGGCTTGTATCGTACGACACGATTGTCTCGGCTCGGTCTTCGTGTCGAATCGTGTAGTACCCAGTGCCTGTAGGCTCCGCGTCGACGTCGTATTCGTAGTGCCGCCACGATCCGTTGGTTGAGTTCCGGATGCGGATGGTTACTTCGATCCACAAGTCTGCTGGCTTGATGTCCGATCCGTCCATGTAGTAGATCGGTTCCTCGAAGAACAGCATCCCGTTCTCACCGTCGAACCTGTACCGTCGACCGGTAACTTTGTCTCCGATGACAGTGTTCCCCCCAACGAACGGCTGGGCCTTCTCGTCCGGCATCTGGAAGTACTTACCGTACACCCGGAGATTCTCGTACGTCTCGTCTGGTCGGAAGTCTTCTGTGCTGAGGAGCCTGCCTTCGATCGGTAGGATCTGATCGAGGGATGTCAGCGTCTCAGACCCGTCGGGTACGTCCCAAGTACCGTCGGCAAAACCTTTCACTCGGTAAGCCGACCGGACGTATGCTGCCGCCTCGACCTTCTGGTCTGCAGTGAGGGCGACCGTGGCCTCATTCAGGCTGTAGGGGGCTACTCGTTCCCAGCCAGCCGCTGGTTTGAATGACAGACTGTCAATCAGTTTCCAGGACCCATCGGTGTCCAGCCCAACGGCTTCCATCTTCAACCGTACCTGAGCTACCGAGTCCCCGAAGCAGTTACGCATGTAGCGGGGAGCAAGTTTCGGATCAATCGTAGCCGACCCTACGAACATGTCCGTCGTAGAAAGGGTCGCCCCGGTGCCGAGCTTCACCACAGTGACAGACTCAGAGCCAAACCCAAGGGCGACCGAGTATCCATACTCAGTCAAGAGTGCTTCCAATACCTCAACCACGTCGTCGCATCGCCACGAAACGGGAGGATAGATATCTGTTGGTAGGGCTGATACGTTAGCCGTAGCCTCCCCGAGAGCGGTGAACAGAAGCGTGGCAAGTTGGCGTAATGTCCTTGCCCGGGCCTTTGTACCCACTCGTATCGTGTTGTACTCGCCTGATATCGGTGCTGCTCGGGTCCACCGCTCACGTCGGTCGAGGACCTTGAGCATCATGTAGAACCCATCGTCAGTGTACCGCATTGATCCGAGATCGACAACACAGTTCGGTAACGTAATCGTTGTCACGTCCCATGTAAGTGTCAAGGTGCCTGATGTTGGCAACGCAGTGACTTGCGGGTTGAACCGGAGTACAGCCACGTCTGGGCTGAAGCCTAAGCCCTGGTTGTACTCAGCTTGAACCGGATCAACCACTCCAGTGAATGACCACGTCATGCCAGTGCCTCCACGGTAGGCACAACGAACGCACTGAACCCTTGAGCTACTGTTGCCTCCATAGCGTACGACCAGGCGGTACCGTACATCTCAGCTCCGCCGACAACAATGTCCTGGGCGTCTGTGTACTCGACGGTACGCATCTCTCCGTGCTCGATCGACGGGTACAGGACATCCGCAGGTACTGGGAATGTTGACCGGCCGATAGCCTCGCCCTCCTGAATGTACCAGAACGATGTGGCGGTCTGCAGGATCTGAGCGTCTGGTGAGCCAACCATCTTGGGAGAGTATCTCCACTTCGGTCCGCCAGTACCCTTTACCGTCAGCTTCTGCTTCAGTGCATATAGCCCGTCACCGACCCGTATCTCGGCTCGCAGCACGAGAAAGAAAGTTCGGGTGTTGGTGTACTCTACCCGACCACCCCACGGTCCGTTGATGAACGACGGTGGGACGACGACCTTCGTGCCGCCGAATGTTTCTTCGTTGAAGACGATGTGTCGCGTTGGTGTAACACCATCGTCGTGGTACATGCCGAAGTCCTGGTAGTCGACGTTGTACGCCTCGGTCAGGTCGAACAGGGCATCGGTCAGGTTCTGCTTGGTGATCTCCGGGTCCGGGTCATCAGCGACCTTCTTGACCCCGACGATTGTGTACTCAATGATCTCGCCCATGCGTCTGTTGAACTTGTCGACAATCCACTGTATCGAGGTGCGTACCATCACCTCGTCTGGGTCATGTGAGTAGCTGCCGTACGTGAAGATCATAAGTGCCACCGCTCGAAGTCTGACGTGTTGCCTTCATTGTCCATGAAAGACCTGGCGACGTATGCTTCTGTCGACTCAAGGTCACTACTTGCTTTGGATACCCGCAAGTCTCGGGCACCAGATACGTCCTGTCTGGGGGGTAATTGTATCAGGTCGTCTACGACTGTGAAGATGTCTTTGGGGTTCAGTGGGAAGTTCGGTGGAACAGTTACAGTTACCTGTGCTCTCGGCGTTACCTGTGCCTGCCCGGTCGACGTCTGTTTCTCCCGCAGTGCCGCAGGTAGGCCAGCGATTGTATCGAGTATCTTCGGGGTAGCAACCCGACCGGCCATAGTCTCTGGTGAAAACACCCTTGCCTCCCCGACCTTCATCGGTTGCTGGGGCTTTGGTGTTACCGATCGTCCGGCTACGACCTCGGACTTGTTCGGGGTTGCCGGTCTTCCCGGTATCTCTTCCAGTTGAGCTACGTCTACCTGAAGTGGTATGTCGGGCACGCCCGTCTTAGGGTTTGCCAACCCACCGACCTGTGTCTGCTGTTGGGCGGGTACGGCGTCCGGAGCTACTTGGCCGACGTGCTGTACCCCCTCAGATACAACTCGCTCCAGGGATATCCTTTCCAACAGATCCTTCGGCCGGGACATCGGCGGCTCCTCCATCGGAGCCTCGGCCAACAAACGGATCAAATCGCTTATCTCGTCCATACAGCACCACCCATTCAATCAGCATTCTGTTGCGGTTCCACAGCTCGTCCTGCATTGGGCAGTCGTACCTGTACCTCCAGTAGTGCCGCCACGTCTTCGACCAACGTCCGTTCGACAGTCCGTTAGGTTCTGACCAGTGGCCCTTGAGGCACCCGCTCTGAGTCTCACACGGCACCTTCATGCCGAACGGGAGTAGAGTAGGCTCCCCGCTCGGTCCGATGTACAGGGAACCGTCGTCATGGTTCACGCAGTACTTCCGGCACGTTGAACAGGACATCACACTGAGACCGGGGTTGGTAGTGTGGAGCTGGATGCTATCGCTGAGGTCCTGAAAGTCCCGGGACTCGTCTTTCGACGTGTACCCAAGAATAACATTGACCACTTCATTTTTGTGGTTCTCCGCTTCGGACAGGTCGCCATTGACATGGCTCTGGGCAAGCCTGTCCCACGCCTTACCGGGATTCTCTGTGGCGTACTGTTTCCAGTCACGTTTCTCGGGCCACAACATCGGGCGGCAGAAGACGCCCGGTGCTGCTTCCTGTGTGAACCCGTCATCAAGGTATGCTGGTATCATGCGTTAGTCAGTACAACATTGAAGGCTGCGACAGCGGATGTGCGGTGGGCTTCCCAAGTCATGGGCAGTCGAATCTCTTCAAGCGAGCCTTCGATGGATACACCTTCCGGAATGAACACCGCATTAGGGAACGTGATCGTCACCGTATCGGTACCGTTGTTGAGAACCAGTACGTGGTCGTCTCCAGAGTTGACTGCGTCTCGGTTAGTCCAGTACAGGGCTTTGGTAGCTGACGTGTATGGGATGCTTGTGGCGAGCAAAGTCTGGCGAGGACCGTTGCCAACGTCTGTCACTGTGACAGACGAGTTCCACGATGGGATGAGCTTGTTGTCAATGACAAAAGCAAACCTGTCGAAGTCAACTGCCGTTGCGTTGATGGTGTACGTTGCACCCGGGAACGCAAAGATGTTGTCGACGGTACCGTCTACCCACGTTGGGGTGCCTTGGGTTTCGTTTGTGGCGACCCATTGGATCTCCAGAGAGATCGGAAGGGTACCCGTCTGACCCCGCAGGATGAACCGATTGACCCGGCATCCGGTGAAGCTGTGGATCGCCCCGACCGCGTCGACGTCGATGTTAATCGTCGTTGGGTCGGCTTGGTTCGCAGTGTACGTACCCGATACGTTGGTCAGTCCCGCCAACGGCAGTAACTCCACCAAGATCGGGTACGTGATATCGTGGTACGTCGTGAACGCGAACTTGCGTCGACCGGAAGCTGTCCGCTGCAGGAGCGGGTCTCGGTTACCGCAGTTGGCGTCAGGGTTCTGCACACGTTCAACTGAAGACTGATTCAGGAACTTGGCGAAGCAGAACTTCTTCCCGTTGACCATCATACGGGCGTTAACAGGAACTGAGATTGTCATCTGTGGTGCCTCACCATAACTTGGAATGTAAACAACGCAACCTGTTGGTCGTGTCTGATAAGACTCTGGGCTTCCGCAGACAACCGTTTGATGATGTGTACGACGTAGGGATCGTACACTTCTACGTCAGCGTCCTGCAAGAACGGATTGGGTATTGCGAGAAGCTGGGTTCGGATGGCGTCCATCCAGTCCATGTACGTTCGAAGTGGACCCGACGTTTCGTAGTTTGACATGTCAAGAATCTGAATGGCGATACGTACGACCTCATCGTCCGCACAGTTCAGTCCGGCACCTATGGTAGACTCTACCGGGAGCGATGTTATGCGTATGGCTGGGAGGGCAATGTTCTGGAGACCGTTCTCCCCTCTACCTTGTTCAACCGCTTTCCAGACCTGGATGGTTCCCGGATTGATAGTCCGTACAACCTCACCCTGACTGGCCACGAACTGCCGGTTGGCAGCCATACCTTTCAGGACGAGCTTTGTACGGTTCAGGATGTTCCACTCTGGAGCTGCCATTACTCGTCGGCCCCTACGTCTGTAAGTAAGTCTCTGGTCTGCTCAAGCACTACCATCTTCTTTGCGAAAGCACCCTTGGTAAACACTTCTATCGAGTGCTTATGATCTGTCTTCTGCTTCCCGATCGTAATCACCCCGATCTCACACCGTCTGAGAATCTCGACGGCAAGATCAGCGGTCGTTACCCACTCAAGGTCAGGAACTTGCTGAGGCATGTCCAAGGTCTTGTAGGCGAAGTCCATACCATTGAGAGATCGACGACTTTGGTCTGACACGTCTAGCGTCAGCGGATTTAGCTTCGAGGTAGGCTGCTGCAAGCCGCGTTTTGGACGTAAGCATTTCAGAATGATTGCCAACAGGTTTCGCACCGTACTCGTCCTCCGCTAATCGTGCAACAAGAATCTCCATCGTCGCATCGGCTGTGTCGATGAGACTTGACGCCGTGTATGACACTCCAGTAACCGCTAACGTCGCATTGGACACCCGGCAGGTGGTAGACGTTAACCGCTCAACAACTCGGACCTCAGTACAATCTCTGTTGTACCGGATGTCACCGGCCTGTGTATCGCCCCAGTTACCTGTCGGCGTCTGCGTATCGTTGTTGGCGATTCTCAGCAGTACGTTGGCACCGGCCCATAGGGCCGTAACCACTTCTTCAGAAAACGTCGCCACTCCAGAAGCCACCGTAACTGTTCCACGACTCTCTCGTGTAAGGACATCGTTGGGTCTCCGTGCCTTGTACATGTACTGCAGAACAACGTCCTGCGTTTGCTCCGTTGGAATCCACATGTTCCAACACTGGGGGTTATTCGAGTCTGCAACCAAGGCGTAGCTGGTTGGCAGCATTGGTGACCAGGCTAAACCTTCCTGAAGCTGGAACGCTTCGACGAGGTTTAGCCGCAGCATCTGTATGTTCTGGATACCCTCGATAACTTGCAGCACATCTCCCACGTCCTGCGGGAGTGGGTACACCACCTGTTGGATCAGGTAGGACTCGTCATCGAGATTCTCGACTGGGTGTTTGCCAGCGTATAGCTCGATGACTGTGCTGCTCGTTCTCTTGTAGATCGGGTACCAGTTATCGTTCAACCTGATGTGGCGAGACGTGGCGTTTGTCGGCCACGTCCCACCGGTCAGGGTTACTTGCCGAGTTGAAACACTGAAGTCGACGGTGCCCGTGGTTTGTCCTGCGTAAGTCAGGAGAGTACCCATCCGATGGAAGTACGCCCACTCGTGCAGGGTCATCAGGCGTGCCCACGCTGACAGTACCGCATTACGAACCTTTCCCTCCAGCCAGCCAGAGAGTGGTTGGTTAATCGCTACTGACATATGGGACATCATGTCGTCAACTGTGATCACCCGAACGTCTCCTTGTGAACTTGGTCAAGGCTCGTCGCTGCGTTCATCAAATCCTCGCCCGACATTGGTCGAGAGTGGTTGTGAAGAATCTCAGCTTCAAGGTCCCGATCGTCAACACCTTCGTACGCGGGCAGTGCCCGGTACTCTGACTTATACCGGGCCATTGCCACGTCGTTCATGGCGACCTTCTGACCTTCAGGGCACTGCTGCTCTGGATGGTTCTCCCAGTCACCTTCGACCCACTCGTTACGATTCTTCATCGCACGCTTAACGTCCGACAAAGTATTCTTGTGGGTCACGATACAGTCCGGGTCCCCGGGGTACTTGGCTAAGCCTCTGTAAACCACGGCGTCTTCCGGAAGGTTCTCACCCGTCTTCATCTTGTAGTTCTTACGGTACAGGTCGAGCATGGGCTCGCAACCTTTGAACTGATCAGAGACGGACTTCGTGTTGGCCTGGAGGACTCGGTCATCCACGCCAGTTCTCGGTGGAGTCCGGGTCGCAAGCGTTGTCGCCATAGATACGGACTCACCATTAACCAGCATACGTTCGAACGCCTCGACCGCATGAGGTCCTGCAGCTACGACAGCGTCATACGCGAGGTTATCTCTCAGGGTTGCGAAGCGACTCATGGGCTCGATTCCGATACTACAACTTCCCCGGTGACTTCCCCGGTTGGTTCGGGGGCGACTTCGGGGGCGACCTCTCGCTCAAGCACCGGGTGCGGTTCGTCCACCTCGACCGGTTCGGGGATAGCAAGGGATGCTGAGACAGTGCCCAGCTCCTTACCGTCAAGCCCAAGAACCTTGACAGCCAGGCCCGAGTTGTACGCCAGCGAGATCGCAGTCTGGGTATCTGCCGGGGAACCATCGGAAACAACAGTTAACGTAAGCATCACTTACCTCTATTCTTCGCAGCCTGCTCTGCAGCCGCTGCCTGGATATCCTGCTGCTCTTGCAGGTGAACCATTTTCTGCAGGTGAGCCTCCTCCTGCATACGAACTTTCTGGCGGTTGAACAGGTCATTCCACTGCATCTTCTGCTGTGCGGGAGCCGCCGCTCCTCCTTGTTTGTACTGAGCATCAACCAGTCTTGCAACTGTCTTCGCTTTAATCTCTTCAGTTTGAGCCGCAGTTTTCTGAGACTCAAGGGCAGCAGCCTGTTGCTGAGCCTGAAGCATAGCCGGATCTTGCTGGGGTCTCCAGTCTCCGAAGAAGAAGTCCTGAATGTCACGTATCTGGGCAGCCTCACCGAACCGAGCGATGATAGCATTCATCGGCTTGCTATCGCCCGTGTCCGTTGCATACTGCTGTGCTGCCGGGATGAGGAACTGACTGATCTGCTGCAGGTCTGACATGTCCTTGTCACGGTTAGGTCGTCTCATGTCGGTCGCCTCGACCCACACCTCTACCTCACGGCACAACTCTTCGAAGGGCATGGCCCCCAGCATCGTGTCCCACGCCATAGACCCCCAAGGGCCGAGTAGGCCCCTGAGCTGTTCGCCCTTCATGTACATAGCCGCAAGCCACAGCTCCTTCGTGGAGACGTTGACTACGAACTTGTGGACATCGGTTGCCATCTTCTCTGGCCGGACGTTGGCTGCGTTCTGCTTGGCGTTTACGTCGGCACTAACGCGGGCCTGCTTCTGGCTAACCCCGTAGTGAATGTCGTCGAGCCCCGTTGCCATCTGGAACTGATTGTCGAGGTACTGCAGCCAATCCAACAGGTTGCCTTGGATGTCAGGCCGCTGCAGGAAGGACACAACGTCCTGAACTCGCACGTTCGAGACGGGGTTGATCTTGATAATGGCGGGGTTGTTCTCGCCCTTGATTGCCTGCTCAACCTCCTGCTCATACCCGTTGTAGATGGCGATGATATCTCGCCGTCGATCCCAGCTCATTTCGAGATGGGTGACAAGCAGGATATTCATGGCCAGCAACGAACCGATGCCTGGGCCGAGTACAGCCATAGGCCACGTAGTGTTGATGACTGGGTAGAAGTCCATGACCTCGACAGGCCACTTGCGGTCCTTCCACAACTCACAGACCGAACCGTACCGAGCTGTTCTCCACTTCAAGGCTTCAAGGATTTGCTCAGGTGTACCCTGTGCCATCAAGGCTGGAGGCATGTTAAGCGGGTGCGGCACCGTCCGACATAGACATAGGTAGCAGTTGTCCCCGGTCAACCTGTCGATGGCTTGACCGTAGTCCCCGTGTACTCCAGCAACTCGGGCTCCGATACCCCCTGTTGACCAGACCTCGTACCACTCGACTTGGTCTTGATACAGGGTCTGGGTGTCGGCCTGTACGGAACCCTTTGTGGCGAACTCAAAGCTGGTGTGAGTTCCCCGTCCGTAGAGGTATCCCGGTGGGTATCCAAAGCGACGTTCAACGACCCACGCTGGTTCCTGATGTCGCCGGGCAATCCACTTTACGTCTCGTAGGATTGGATCTTTTGCATCCGGGTCGATCAACAGGTTATCAACGGGGTCGTAGAACGTACCAACGCAGGCGGCACCCGTCGCCTTGTCTTCGTATGTCTCGGTCCAGCCGCACCCTCGGCCAGTCACAAGAGCGTCCTGAACTATCATCTCATAGTCAGACTTCACCGAGCCCGGGTGTTGGCGACCGATGTACTCCAGCACGACCGTGGCAAGACTGTTACGCATCGTGCGTTGAGCTTCAGTCTGGTCCTGCTGCTGCTTAACTTGCTCAAGTAGCATCTCGTCCGTCAGGCCAAGGATCTGAGCGATCTGTACTTGGTCCGGTGTGTCTGCAGTCTTTACTTCACGGGTCGGGTTCTGCCAGTACAAGCTCGGTCCAATGATGGCCACCAGCTCGAAGGCTTTGTTCAAGCTGACCATGAACTGCGGTTGAGACACCGATGGGTAGAACTCCTTCCTAAAGGAGTCCTCCCACATGGTCTTAGCCGAGCTGCCGAGGAACTGTCGGCAGAGCTTGGCCATTACGTTGAACCGCTCCTTCGTCTTCTCTGCAGCACCGAACCGGGCGAACCACTGGTTGACCAGTGGACCCAGAACCCATCGCTGCAGTTGTTCCATGTCGAGCGGTTGCATCTTCAATCCTTAATCGGTAACACGCCGAATGCTGTTCGTGGAAGCCACGACCCGTTCTTGCGGTAGTTGTTGTTCCCCAGACGTTCATCTCCGACGAGACATACGCCTGTGATCACAACCTGCTTGCCCGTACCAACGACAGACAGGTACGACAGGTTAACCATGTTGTCTTCGCAGAACGCTAAGACCGTGGCCGGTGCGGGGACACCACTGGTTTCGTTCTGGGCGAACCACCAGACAGTGTCTCCGAGCCATACCGTGTGTGGCGGTGAGTTCTCACCGATGTCATACTGCCGTACAAGTTCTGATGATTTCATACTACGTCCTGGGGGGGCTATGGGGCACCGAGAACAATCTTGTCCTTGCGGTCGTCTTTATCTCGGCGGAAACGGTCCTGAACAAACTTCTGGTCTGCCTCCCACATGAGGAGACCGGGGTCCTTTGGGATCTGGTTCGGGGGCGGTGCGAGGAACTTCGGGTTGAACCCGGCGTAGTATTCAGCCGTATCGAGTACGTCGTGAATCTGACCCTGAGCTAACTTGTCCTGCACATCCTCCTTCGTAACGGCTTTCACCGTTGTCTCTAACTGTTTGACAAGCACGGGGCACATGTGGGTTACAACCCGAAACCGGGGTCGGCCGCATGACGTTCGTACCTGCATGAGTGTACGCAACTTCAATGAACGGTTGACCCAGACAGTCTCTCCCCTGAGAAACATATCACCCGTCAGTTGACAACGCAAGCCCGCCTTCCGGAACTCCATCTCGTAATTCTGGAATACCGTGTGGGCGTGCCCCATCGGCGTCTGGTCGCCCGCCTTGGCGTCCCCGATAAATCTGGCGTACCATCGGAAAGGGTCGGCTGCTTTGGCCCTTCTAGCCATTTCCCCAGCGTGTATGCGTGGGACCGCCATCTCCCTGAATACTATGTGGTACGGCTCCCCGTCGTCCCAGAAAGACTCAGGAGGTATCGCCACCCACAACAGTGCTGGCCGAGCGGTACCCGGGTCGAGGATTATGTCGACGCACCAGTCGGCTGGAGCGTTCCAGTTAAGCCGCCGCATAGCCTCCGTGACCTTGTCGTTCAGTGGGTGCCCGTCGCCATAGTCGACTGTGTGGATACGCTTGTTGAACTCCGGGTACGCAAGGATATTACCGACTACGAAGTCACCCATCGCTCGGGCGGTGATCTGATCTTCAGACCAACCCTCGATACGCTTACGCTTTTCGTCCTCGTCGATGAACGGGTTCTTGAACGACGTGAACTTGAAGTTAGTTACGTCGAGCTTCTTTCGGATACCGGCGTTGAACTCTTCACGTTGATTCTCGCATCGTCGATACAGGTCAAGCAGTGCCGCTGTTGAAGCGTCCGGCCATGACGTCCAGAAGATACGACCCTTACGGTCAGACAGTCGTGACTGCCACTCCGCGTAGTGACCGCTGTTCTCGATTTCTTCGTCGATCCATATCATGTTGACCGGGTCGCCACGCTTCACGGCACCGGAGGACGCAAACGCATAGACGGTCGATCCGTCCTTCATCGTCAAAGACTCGAACTGGAATGCGGCCTTGTTGGCCCATGACTCTTTCTCGATCATGGACGGCGGGATGAAAGGTGGCGATGGTTTCCTTTCGTTGACAGGAATGACATCGTCCCCCGGTACAACGCCCGGCTGCCAACACCTCCACATACCTGTTGTCTTATCTCGGACGATGTCAAACGCTCCCGGTTTGCAAAGCAGTCGGTAGATCGTCTGTCCGATGTGGTTCAACTGCAGACCGATGAGCCACATGTTGACCGGTCGGTCCATCCAGCCGGGCTCCCGCACGTAGTGCTTAGACCCGTCTGAGAACGTGATAGGCATACCGGTGAGGTACGATGCTGCCATTGCCGCCACGATAGTAGACTTACCAGATCGTGGTGCCCCCTGGACCAGGATCTCAGATGCCCCGCTAAGAACAACTTCCTCCTGGTACTTCGTTGGCCGGAACATCTCAAGGGCGTTGACCTTCTGACGTACCAGCTTGGCGGCTGCAGCAACGCCTTGTTGAAGGTCCTGCCTGTCTTTCAATGATGCTTTGATTCGTGAGATGAGGTCGCTCATACGTCGATGACCTCCACTCTCGGACCGGCTTCAATCTTATCGAGGGCTCGACCAGCCGCAGCCACAACAGCGTCTGGGTCTGCTTCGATAATCGCGTCGAGGATCTTTATCCTGAACTCAGCGTCGGTCTCGATCTGAAGCAACGCAGCTTGGCTTGCGATAGCCATGAGGTCTGCTTCGCTGACGTCGGCCAGCGGGTCCCCTGTATCACCGGCCAGCTTATCTCGTGCCTGAAAGATGTTGACCAGCATCTCGGTCAAACCTTTGGCTACCTTCCAGTCGGTCTCGTGGAAGACCTGCAGCTCCGGGTCAAGGTGTTCGCCCTTCACCCGCTTGAGGTCATCTACGATCATTTTGGCGAGGTTGCCCGCACCGCCGAGAGCTTCTTCTGCGGCCTCAGCCATGTCGAGCGTGAGTGGCCTGCCTGAGCGGCGTACCTCAGCTAATGCCTCCCTGAATCCTCGCCCGGGTTTGGCCGGGGTACTCGTGGCCAGCACAGCAATGGTGCTTGCCGTCTTTACCTCATCTTCGCAGGACATACAGAAACCTCTGGGGGAGAGTTGCTTGACCGGCATACCGCACATGCCTTTGCATATCATGCGGCCTGGGAAAACAGAAAGGGGCAGACAGGTCGAACCTGCCTGCCCCTCTGCTTGGTCTTGGTTAGTGGTCATGTCACTTCTGAGTCGCAGGTGTCAGGGGAACCTGGATAGGGTTCCCTGCACTCACAGGCTGAGCTGTAGACGTACCATGAATTGCGGGTGGAGGACTGAGCGGTAGCATAGTAGGATCACCACCTTGCATAGCCGGTGAGGGCGAAGAGAAAGAGAGAACCCGCCCAGATGCACGTCAGCACGGACGTACGTTGACGTTGACGTGCGAGAGGTGCGGCGGGTGTGTTATCAACCTTTGACGACGGAGAATGGATTCTGAAAGTAAACTCGGGCACGAGCACCGGACACCGCAGCCGTCTGACAGATCCCGCTGTGACCGAGTGGGTTGGTACCGGCAGTACCTGTAGCGAACTTGCCGGACGCGATGGTCTGCACGACAGCGTTAGCAGTGATATCTCCCACGCCGATCTCAACGTCGATTGGTCCTTCAATGATCAGCCAGAAGTATGACTGGTCCGGGACGGTTACACCGACACCGAGGAAGGGGTCAACCACGCCGTCACAGCGAAGGTTGGCACCGCTAAGAGAACCAATGGTCTTCCCAATCCCGCCACTTTTGTAAGTGACACCAAGGCCACTCCCCAAGGTTCCGCCCGAATCGTTTCGAACGAAGATGGCTTTCACGGACGTCTGCGAGTTGAGCGTCCAGAAATTTGGGAACGTCATGTTCAGGTCGCGGAAATGCTTGACCGTACCGAGGGCGTTGTCGTCCTTGACGATATCAAGTTCACCGAGTTGTTGCTGGATGTTACAGGTCATATCAATCACTCCGAAATGTGGAGAAGGGTATCAGGGAGAAAGAGCCCGGCCGGTTAAGGCCGGGCTATCAATTCAGCCAGCTATCACACTGCGATGAAGCGAGCCATGTACTTCGGCAGGAACTTGTAGTTGCCGTAGCAACTTACGTAGTACAGGTATCCAACGTCCTTGACTGAGTAGTCAGGACCCTGAGCACCGTAAATCTGGTTGTGGACGAAGAACGCTTCCACGTACTGCGGCAAGTACATGTAAGCCTCGCCGGTTGGGACAGCGTAGTCCATGCTGTAGACCATTCCGTCGACCATCAGGGTCTCGCCCGGGTAGCCGAGGTCACCGTCGCGGAACGGCATCATCTGTCGGTTGTTCTCACGGAAACTGTTTTTGAAGTCCGTGAACATTTCAGATGCCATGACCACGTTCGGCATGGCTCCGACCATTGACTGACCACCTCTGTGCAGCATCGCCGTCTGAGCGTAGCTCGTCGCAGCGATTGCGTTTGAGGCCCAGTCGGTCTGAGCAGTTCCCCAGGCGGTTGAAGCGTAGTTGACGATCAGTGGGCTCGTGCCGTCATACTCGCTTGAACCCTGACCGAAAGGCCAGTCCTTGTCCAAGTTAGCGTTCGGGCTTACAGCCAAGTCGCCAGACCAAGTTCCACCAAGGTTGCCAAGAGCACAAGACTGGCCAGCGTAGCTGCCGTTTGGTCGGGCAACCTTGTCGGCCGAAGTCACCGTACCGGCCGCGTAAGACAGTGGGGTTTTCATGCCCACGAAGTCATACACGTTGGCAGCCAGGTTACCATCCTTGTAATAAGAATGGCTGAGTCGTTCCATCATCGCCTGAGCAAGTTCTTTGGACTTGCGGGTGTACCGGTCACTGATCTGCTCAGGTGCTCCCTGAGCCTGCAGGTACTCCAGTTCCGGCAAGTAGTCGGTACCTCGGTACCCCTTCATGCCGATGTAGAACTGAATATCGGTGTCGGTGTTGACGAACTCGATTGGTTGACCGTCGATCGCCGGAACAACCTGTGGCTGTCGGACTCGGGCATTCCACATCTGAGTGTGTGATCGAGCATTGTATGTGATGCTCCCCCACTTCATCAGATTGAAGAACGTCAGGTAGTTTCGGACTGTCAAGTCAGAAACGCCCTTCCAGTACTTCGGAGCCAAGTCACGGACTTGATTGATATGTCCGTTGACGGTTGCTGCATTAAGTGTATGACCAGGCATGTGCTACTCCGTGTTATTGCGGAAGGGCTTGTAATCTGGCGAACGATGGAAGCCCATCGTTATCCAAGGTTACGTCTCGTTGTTGGGGTGAAACGCTGTTGTTAAGGAAAGTTCCCGGAGCATTAAACGCCGGGTTCTGTGCTGGCGGGTTCTGAAGAACCTGTTGCATCCAAGGTTGTGGCGGCTGTGGCTGAGGAGCCTGCTGCGTCACAGTTGTTATGTATGGGGTGGCCGCCGTCATGGCGAACTTGTGAACATCCTCGGCACTCAGGTTGTAGCTCGCAGCCATGTCCCAAGCATCGGCGTACACTTTTCCCACTGCGGATGGTGTACGTGTCCCACTCTGATCGGTCGTCCATAACACAGCCTCGTTCTGCTTGACCCACGCTTCGTGTGGTTTCGGAGTACTCTTCGCAATATCCATCTGGAGCTGCAGGTTCTGCTGCCTCAGGGCTTCCATCTCTTTCTGGAGTGGAGTCAGGTATTGCTCGATTGCCGTCTTGCCGTACTTAGCGATGAACGCAGAAGGGTCAGACAGTTCAGCCTGACGAGCCTGTGCTTCGAGGATTTGGTGGTTGAGTTGCTGGGCCAGTTGTCCAGCAGCAGGTTGCTTGGCGACCCACTGCCCGTTCTCAAGAGCCATCCAGCCGTTCTGCTGGAAAGCCATTGCCATCTTGTTGAGGTCTTCAGCCGGAGCTGCAGGTGTTACCGGTGGTGCCGGGGCTACAACGGGCTGGGCTTTGAATCGGTCAAGTTCTGACTCCTGTTGTTCAGCCAGAGTGTAGATCGCGTCGAACGCTTCCTGCACCGTGTTGAACCGGCCAGGTGGCAATCGGTTCGACTGTTCAAGTTGGATCAGAAACGGGTCCCGTGCGGGAGCCACAGGTGGTATGAACTGAGGAGCTTGTGGCTGGGGAGTTGGTAAACCCATCCCGCCCGGTTGTGGAACCGGGACGGGAGGGTTGTTCGCTCCCCCAGACGGAGCACTCGGTATGTTCGGTTGTGGTGTGGCAGCCTGTTGCTGCAGCATCTGAAACGACGGTAACGCTGGGGTAGTCATGCCTGATCCTTATGTCTGGGGTGAAACATTCCCAAGCATGAGAATCTTTTTAGACTTGCATTGCAATAGCAAGATGTTTACAAACTACCTAGATTCGGCTTTTTCGGTTTCTTCGGTTTTACCCCCAGACGGAGTTACAGGTGTTGAATGTAGAGAATGAACCGCCGCACCTATCCCCGAAAGAGGTTGTCGCTTGGCTCAGCCAACGTGGCATTGAGGTGACAACGGATACCGTTCGCAACTGGTGCCTCAAAGGGGTACAGAACAAAAAAAGACCCGAGGTGCGTTGCTACCTCGGGTCATTCTGGTTGGGTGGTCGTCTTCAGATATTCAGGACGGATCTGATTGTGTGGGCTCAGGCTTTGGTGCCTCAAGATACCTGATCAGTTCGTCTACAGTCCAATCCTCGTGCTGCTTCAGAAGGTCCTCCATGCTGAGCTTGGAGTACACGATCTCGACGTCAGGACATATATCGCTGCCCATCGCCATGATGTCAGCCCGGGTCAGATACCCGCTCTTAGCGATGTCATACACCTGCATGGTTCTGATGTGTGACTTGTGGACCAACAGATACTCGCCGCTTAGTTCAAGAATCTTTTCTTTCAGCGTCATCCCAGTCTCCCCATGAAATCTACTGCAGCCTCTGGTGACGTACACGATGACGCCAGCATCGTCAGTGACTGCTTATCCTTCAGCCGCCCCGGAAACATCTTCGCAACACGAAGGAACTCTGTCTGGTTCCTCACGAGCTGACAAGCCGTCTCTGTACTCAACGGATACCTCACTTCGTCCGGGTGCTTCTTCAACCGCTCACACAACCGATGACGTCGTTCGGTGAACTCCACCTTCTGCATGTTGTGGATTCTTCTTGCGTAGTTCTTACAAGGTTCGCCGTACTCACCCTGTACCGGTGGTAGACCTTTCTTCGCCAGCCACTTGTTACTGATGACCCGGCAAGCCTCCTTCCGACTACGATAGTTCTTCGCGGTCAGGTGAAGCTCGATGTGCATGTAGAACCGTTCGTCGGCTGTGAAAATGTTCTCGAAGTGGTAGTGCTTCTGGTTGAAGTGTTTCTTCATCTCACGCAGGAGCTTCGGTACACGCATCGCCTGCATCTTCGGGTTGATACCAATGGCCCCGAAGTTACCGAGTCTTGTCAGGCGTGAGATGTCCTGTGACTCGATCTCGGCAAACATGGCCAGCATCTGCATGAGCATCTTGCCCTGTGGTTTGTCTGTCCGCAGATCGCCCTCAACGGTCATCAGGGACGCCCCGGTCTTGTGGATCGAATCGACCACTCGGTTAGCGTCGACCATTGACCTGAAGAGACGGTCTGGTCGCCACGCCACAACCATGTCGCCGGGCTTCAGTGCCTTGAGCATCTCGCCCCCAGCCTTTCTCTTCTCGAACTTGGTCTTGAAGGCTGACACCCCTTCGTCCTTGTACCAGACAATCTCAGCTCCACGCAGATCGTCGGGCAACATCTTTGTGAGCAGGTTGACTTGATGCTCAACAGTCTGGTCGTTCGTGGATACACGGACGTATGCGTGGACCCTTCCCGTGAACTTGTACTTGTCCGCTTCACGGTCACGCTGCATCTGCTGTAGGATAGCACCGACATCTTTTGATGAGCAGATGGTCTCGACGGGTTTGGGCTTTGGCCTCTCGGGGGCCTTCGTCCTTGCGATGACTCGTGACTCTTTGACTCGGGCTGAGATCAACTCGGATCTTAGCTGAGCCATGACCGCCATCATGTAAAGCATCGCCTTGCCATTGGCTGTGTCGGTGTTGAGCGTCGGGTAGTCGACGAACTTCACCGTCACGCCGTTCTGTACCCACTGGTCCATCACAGCAACCATGTCGTTGAACTGGCGGAACAGACGGTGGGTGGCCAACGCGATGATGACGTCGCCGGGCTTAGCGTTGCCGAGCAGCATGAGCCCACCCGGCCGTTGGCATAGCTTCTTCTTGAAGGCTGACTTACCGCCGTCAATGAAGACACCGGGCAGGTCGCAGTTGGTCTCAAGACCAAGCAGGTAGTCGTTGTTCTTGGCGTACTCAAGGCACACCCGAACCTGTTGGTCGATGGA